GAGCCAGAGTTTCCTGTGCTAATAGTCCCGCACGACGATGGTGTGCTGGTAAAAATCAAAGGCGAGACGGCTATCAAGAAAATGACCGCCAAGCAGATGATGGACCTAGCAATAGAGCTAATCATGCGCGCCAATCGCAGGCATAACAATGACGATGCTGAGTAATCTTTTCATTGCTGATTTAAAAATAACCCAGACGGCTTCCGGCCTCGCTGGGGAGCATATTGCCGCCGCATCAGTGCTTGCTCGTGGCTGGCGTGTTGCGATGGCCCAGCAGGATGCAGTTGATTTGATTGCATGGCATCCGGACAGCGGCACGACATTACGCATTCAGGTAAAGGCTTGCCAGTGTTCACGGCAGGGCGAGGGCAGGAAAAGGGTCCACTTTCAGACAGGCTTAGGCGCCGGCAAAAGGTTGCCAACGCTGGGCGACTTTGACATTTTGGCTTGTGTGTCGGCAGAACAACGCTGTGTGTGGTATATTCCAGTTACATCTATTCGAGAAAAAAAACTTACTCGAAACATTACCTTCTTCAGCGACCCCGACTTAGAGCGGGAAAGCTGGCAGGCGGCACTGGATAATCTAGGGATAATGGACAAGTAACATGAATCTATCTAAGCATTTTAGCCTTCAAGAAATGACTAAGAGTCAGACAGCAGTCCGTAAGGGCATACCAAACACGCCGACAGATGAACACATCGAGGCTATGAAGCTGGTCTGTGAACACATTCTGGAGCCTGTCAGAGAGCAGTACGGCATACCGTTCACGCCTTCTAGCGGATACCGCTCTGGCGAGCTTTGTATAGCGATAGGAAGCTCAGTAAACAGTCAGCATGCGAAGGGCGAGGCGGCAGACTTTGAGGTGCCGACAATTAGCAACATGGAACTGGCAGGATACATTGCTGGCAAGCTGGACTTTGACCAGCTAATATTAGAGAACTATTCCGGCGGGAATACCGGCTGGGTACATTGTAGCTATAAGGCTAAGGATAATCGTAAAGAGGTTCTGACATATCAGAAAGGCTTGGGCTACCGGAAAGGGCTGATAGCATGATAGGAATATTATCTAAAATTTTAGGCTCAGGAGATGTGATATCAAAATCTCTCGACCTTATCGACAATATGCACACCTCTAGCGAGGAAGAAATACAGGCGAAGGCCAAGGCAAAAACAGATGTGCTTGCCGCTTATGCGCCATTCAAGATAGCCCAGCGGATGCTGGCATTCATGTTTGGCTTTACCTATGTGATTTGCTTTGCGATTGTTCTGGGAATGACCCTGTCAGGCTCAGGCAACCCAGATGATGTAACAAAGGTTATGGACCAGTTTAGTATAAACTACGCCATGCTTTTAATTTTAGGATTTTACTTTGGCGGCGGTGCTGTTGAGGGATTCATGGAAAAGAAGGGTAAAAAATGAACGACCACCAAAAGAGATGCCCCCGCTGTGGCGAGGTTTGGAAGACTGTATATGTGCATGGGCATGAGCAATGCCTGACATGCGGAAACATCGTCGATGATTGCTGTCAGGGCGAGGTGTGTCAGACGCCGGACGATACAGAGTAAAACCCCCCGCCGTTACAGCGAGGGGTCTCAGGGAGGAAACTGTCCGAGGTCAAAGGAGAGAAAGCCCCCAGACCCCTTATTGATATATTGTTTTTGCCGTTACAGCAAGGCTGTTAAGCTACATCCTCATACAAGTTCAAGTAAGTAAGCTCAAGAGAAACACCCTGCTCTTCAGCCGCCAGCTTGATGCGCTCGTCCATAACGCGCTCTGCTAACCTTGCATAGCTACTAAAATAATGTTTGTTTAGTCGCTTGCCATAACCGAAAAATGGGTCACGTTCACGACGCTTTGCCGCATCATCAAAAGCCTTATTTTTGTCGCCATCGTTCATCAAGCGATAATAAGCATTTTTGATTTTGCGTAGGCGCTCCAAGTGATAGTTAGAACCACCCTTTTGCTGTGATGGAATGCGGGCATCATAACGAGCCTGCTTGTCGCCATCCCAATACATGCCGCCATCGTGGTATTTGCGAACCAGCTTCTCATCAATAATTTCGTGCAGAGTTTCTTGCTCTGCTTCATAAGTTCCGGTGCCGTTCCAATATGTCTTTTCCATAATATTTCTCCTTTGATGGCGGGGCTGTTAAGCCGCCGCCTTTACATTAACAAGTGTGCGCTGGTGTAAGCACTGAATGTTGTAGCCACCAGCAAGGATTGTTTCGATTTTTACGGTGCTTCCGGCAACGTCGAACTCGCCTGAATAACCGTTACCATCGTGCTTAACAGTAAATTCAGGAAGCTGTGTAACACCATTTTTTGTCAGTGCGGCAACAACACGGGCGTTGCGCTTTTCGATAAGAGCTTCAACATTCTTTGCGATACACTCAGCAATATCCTGCTTGCTACGTCCATAAAATACGCCGTACCAAGTTTTTCCGCCAGCAATCTCAAACTGTTTGGCGGCTTTGCGGCCTAAGTATTCCATCGCTCCGTGTTGCTTTCCAGCTACCACCCACTCATCTTCGTCTGCGTTAAAAGACTTGAGTGCGTCAACGCGACCCATTGCCCACTCCATCTGAGTTTCTAGCATTTTCTGGTCTACTTCGTTGAAAGCTGTTTTAATTTGGTTAATCATTTTTTGTTCCTCTGACTATGGGCTCTCCCCATGATATAACTCTACGCTAAGGTTATAGATATGTAAACCCCTAGCATGTAATTTTATTTATATTTTTTTCGGGGGTGTTTTAGCGCATTATCTGGGTAAAACCGAAGTACAGAAATCCGAACACAATCAAGACCAGCAAAACAATCATTACCCACATGATAATTTCCTCAGCCTTTTCTTCTCTCAGCTTGGCATCAATCAGCCGCTGTTTTCGTATTTGTCCCTGTAGCCGGATAATGTCCTGCCACGCATCAGGCCCGTAGTGTCCTATGACGAAGAGCCTTAGCTCCTCCTCCATGCGTTTGATTTTCTTCTGGTGGGCCCACGTCTCAAGAGCCTCCTCGTCAACAGTACCGATGCGACGCGACTTGGCTTTCTGGTGCCCGTCCTTGACCGACTGAACGGCGCCCATCCAGCGACCCAAATCGCCCGCCATAGATTCGACATCTTTAGCCGCCGCGAACCCCTTTTTAATAGCCGAGAACGCAGAGGTTGCAACAGCCATTGCGGTGATAGGGTCCATTTCATCAGCCTTTTGTGAGAGCCTTGTCTAGCTTGTCTTCCATTCTGTGAATGCCCTCAGACAATTTGTCCACGGCATATGCGAGGTCGCTCTTGCTGGCAAAATCCTCACGGGTTCTGTTCAGCAGGATATCAATTCGCTTTATCTCGCGAACCTGCAAAGACAAAAACCAGCCGACGCCTGTGAGCAGTGCGCCCAACAGAAGGTCTATCAGATTGTGCATTTCCATATTTTATATGCTCGCAGGCCAATCGTTAATCGGAGCAGGCGCAGTCTGGTTGCCATCTGAATCATATGTAGCATCAAACAGAGACATGAATGCCGCATGGTCAGCCGCGCCGTCAATAGCTGTCTCTATAGAGCCGGACTTCGAGCGCACGTTAGCCCGATATGTTAGTACATCCTGCGGAACGTCTGTGCCGTTTTCGGCAGACCGAACAACCATCCAATCAGTGTCAGCCAGCAATGAGCCAGCCGTTTGCTTTGTACGAGCCTTGTGCTGTGACTTCAGACCAAGCGTGACAACCTGCACACCGTCCTCAAGAATAGCATTGCCATTCTCATCAACAGCGTTGACATCTTCGAGCGCTCTAGCCACGCCTGCCGACCAATAAAAACGGTTGTCGAAAGACGCATCTACATCTGCCTCATGGGTCATGCCAGCCGCAGTCTTTTCTGCGTCAGACCAGACCATCCAGTTAGAGGGATGCTGTGTCCCGTCAGATGATTTCCAAGCCTTACCAGCCCGAATTATTTTGTTATTGTATTTCCACATTTTATGCTCCAATCATCGGGCGTTAGAATATTTTGCAGGTTGTTCGGCAAATGCGAGATAGATATAGCCTTTATTAGAGCCGACTTCACCGTAAGAGTTTCTAATTTTGAACCCATTAGATAAGAAATCTATAGGCACACCTCTTACTGATTCATCATCAATATTATTATTAGCCTCTAAATTAAAACCAACAGGATTTGTCGGCGACCTTTTGTTGTCGTAGATAACCCAATCATATCCACTACCACCCTGCGTGTATGACTTGCACATGACCCATGCAGGTTGGAAACCTAAATGCACATATGTGTTGTCTGAGGCATTTGCTCCGGTGTAACTGCCAGCCTTACAGTACCCGTCGATGTCTGCAAAACAATAAGCTATATAAGTGTGACTTGAATTGTTAACAGACAACTGATTATTAACGCTAAAAACTGAATCTGTTGGCGCTGTGCTGTTCCAGTGCGTTTGACTAGTTGACTGTGCTACATTGTTATCCAAGTCGATATAACTAGTTGCAGGATTTGTTAATCCAGAATGATACACCGCCCAGAAATAATCGCCTGTGCGATTTTTAACTATATACATCGAAGGTGTTTTACCCAAGCCATGCCCAACTGTGCCAGCAGATGAAGTTCCTGACCAGCTTACTATGCTAAACCCAGCCTCTGGATTTGCAGATATGCTTGACGTAATTGTGCCATCACTGTTGCTGACCGCAGAGCCGCCAGCTTTCCAGTTCCATGATACATAATTCTTACCGCTGGCGTTAGCCCCAGCCGCACTTCCTAGCGTAAATCCATCTGTGTCAAAAGACGTCAAGCCGCTGTCAGTATCTTCATTGTACACATGATTTTGATATAGCCTTTGGTTTGTCCCGCGAACACTGTCGTAAGACGCATGTGAGTATGTGTGGTTTCTTACTTTGTTCCATACCCAATCGGGCTGAAAACCAACGCCAGTTATAGCCTGAGTTCCACTGTTGCCAGCATACAGAACTGTGTTGAAATAATCCTCGCCCGAAATTATGCTAGGCTCTGGCAGGTTGGCTGAACACAAAGATGTATAGCCAGAAGGGACAGCATACTCAAACGTCCCGATGCCATTGCTGTCAGAATTTGCAGAGGAAACATTTGAGCTGTCTTGCCCAAAGTTCACTTCCCAGCCTCCACCAGAACCACCGTTATGAGCAAAAAATGGTATGTATGTTACGCCTTCAGTGAGAAGAAAAACTCTGTTTGTTCCATCTGAAAAATCAGGAGTGCCGTTAATATAAACGCCGTTTACAGCAACCCACACCCAGCGATTATCCATGTCAATAGCAAAGCTAACAGTTCCACTCGCTTGAGTATCTATATGGCTTTGAAAATTGTTAGTGTTGCCAAGACTGCTGTTTCTAATTGAATTTTTATGGCTATACCAGATGATGTAATCGCCTGCGGAATTAATAAAATTAGCAGTCTGACCGACTACAGGAATCGTTGAATCAAATACTCCTGCAAAAGATGTTAAAGAACCACCAGTATTAGCTCCACTAAAATCGCCTTCCCAATACCATTTGCCAGAGAGAGGTAGCGACATTGTTGCGGGTGCAATCGTATATCCAGAACCAGAAGTTGAGTTCATTGCGGCTTTCAAATTGCCTTCGCTGAGAGTGACGGAACCACTTGCTTTATGCAGTGGGTTCATCGTAGCAAATGTATTCGTCGGGCTGGTAAGCACCACATCTGTTGCGGCAAGGCCGGACACAGCAAAGTCATTGTTTTGACCCGACACATCGTTGCCGATTGCACTGCTGTCTGCGAAGTCTAAGTGAAAGCCGTTAGTGCCATACGTCAGGCCGCTGACAT